CGGTCTTCGATCATGGCTTGGCTGACGCCATGCTCGTCGTAGGCGACCAGCATCTTCTTGACGCGATCCGCGATTGGTTCCGAGTTGTTGCCTTGCATCGTCTTGTTGCACTCAGCAACCGCATCGTCGGCCACGTCGCCGGGGATCACGCTTAGGATGCACGCTCGAAGCCGCCGCGATGCTTGATTGGCGATGTGCTCATAAATCTCGCGTTCGTCCTTGAGGGGCTTGCCGCCGCTGCGAGTGTCCCGCATATGCTTGACGGTGAACTTCTGCTTTCGCCGAGTGTTCGTTTCGATGTCCCAGCAAAACGCCTCGACTAGTGACTCACCTGGGCGTCGTTCGAGCTCCTGCCATCCGAAGTCGAGGTTGCCCCACGCTTGGGCCATTGCTTCGGCCAGCCTGATACTGGGGCCATTGATCGATGTTCCTCCCTTCGTGTAGCTGTACTGCGACTGCTCGGCGAGTGACCGACGCTTGCAGGCTTTCAAGATCCGAGCCGCTGCCGCCGTCTCGTCGCGGGGGAAACGCTTTGCCATGACAACCTGGGCTTGGACCTCTTGGGAGACGCGACCCTCCTCTGCCGCTGTTGTCAGTCGCGTCTCGCCTTGTGGCTCTTGCTCGATGATGGTCATACCTGTGCTCATGTGTCCTTCTCTCTTTGCTTGGGGATTGCGGGTTAGCCAGCAGACTTGCGACGAAGCACGCGAAATGATTTCGGTGGCACCTCGTAGCCCTCGCGAGACTGCGTCTTGTAGGTGTAGAAATCGCCGCCCGGTAGTTGGCCGTAGGTGTTGTCGCCGATCGCTTGCTTGATGCGGTTGTCGATGGCTTGAAGCTTCTGCGTCGCCAGAGCGATTGCGGCCTTGGCTTCGACACGTTCAGCGTCCAGCGAAGCAAACTCCTCTCCAAGCTCGACAATGTCGCCGTTCTCGAATTCGTGCAGCCGCGTCAGGGCACGCGTTGACGACTTGGACCCGTCCGCATCAGGTTCAATGCCCTCTTCGACCAGCAACCAAAACGCTCTGTTCTGGGCAACGATCAAGTCGATGAGGTCTTCGTCGCGTTCAACGTCGAAATACTCGAAACGTTGGTTTCCGATTAGGCAGGGAATCGATGCGAACGACAGACCAGTGCAAGCCAATTCGTGCTGCACTTGGATTTGGTATTGCAGTGGCGGCTCATCGCCGTCCCACTCCTTGGAGAACTGAAGCCCCGCCGTTTTCGCTTGGACTAGCCCTAGTTCGCCATCTCGATATTGCAACGCGTCGGGCGTGCAGAACATGAATGGCTCGGTCGCATGCTGAACCACGGCGTTTTGAGGCCAAGGGATCACGTCGCGTCCGGACTTCTCGCAGAAAATCTCAAGCACCTCGTTTTCGAGCGCGTGCCCGACTCGACAAGGAATGCTTTTGCTTAGATCCTCCGGCTCGATCTTGCCCGTCTTCTCGCCCCACAACTCAAGTCGTGATTTGAACGACGACTCGCCAAGAACGACTGCCGCTTCGCTTGCACCGATACCACGGCACCGATTCTTGACCCACTCGGCGCGGTCGGCGTACTGCACCACCTGACTGGCGAATGGAACCTCGATAGATTCTTCAACTTTCAACATCAATGTTCATCCTTTCCAGCATTGACCAACTGTTTGACTAACAGCTCCTCACGAACGACTGACACGTCGTCGGGAGCCTCGATTCCAAGGCGAACTGACTCACCGCGAATCTTGAGCACCTCGACTGTGATCACGCCGCCGATGACGATTCGTTCGTTCTTCCTTCGAGACAAAACCAACATGCGAAACTCCTTTTTCGTTCGATCTGCGCAGACAGTCGCCACGCGTTACGTCCTGTGGATTAAAGCTCGGGGTCACTTCCACACGACCCGCGACCCGCGAGCGATGCGGCAACAACGAGTCGCCGCCATTTAGAGATTTGCTAAAACCAGCCCGCTACCCTTGCAGGCATGGCAATTCGATCCTGGATTGATTGATTCGTTCGTCCCGTTGCACGTCGGGCAGATCGGCTCGAATTCTTCTAAGCACTGCTCGCACATGCCGTCCTTTAATCGTTCGGGCAGTTCCAGCTCGCCGCACTCTTTACATTCAACGACCGCCCCTTCTTTCAAGAGGTAGTCAATCGCAAGCAGACGACGCATCAATCGCGTTGTCAGGTTGTCAAACTTGAACAACGACAACTTGCGGTCGGTTGGGTCTTTGATCTTTTCGAGTTGCGCCCGGCACAGGGCGGCTTGTTGTTGCTCGTTCATGACAAAGGCCCCTCGTGTTGCGTGATGCGGTTGGTTAGTGAGACAGTCAAGCCTTTACGGAACGGCTCGCACTTCATGACATAGGCGTCGTCTTCGCATTCTTCGAATGGGGCACCTTCGATGCTCTTTACCCTGAAGTCGTGTGACTTGAAGAATGCCAACCCTTGCAGGTTCGACTCCCGCACTTTGGTTGCGATATGCGTCCGTCTGTCTTTCGAGAGCTTGCCTCTAAGCCGATCAATCATCTGGGTGCCGACCTGCTTGCGACGCCAAAGGCCGTCGACGGCAATGTTAAGCAACTCGATTCGGCTCCTATGCAATTCGTAGACCATATAGCCGACAATTTGCTTTCCGGATTCGGCAGTCATTCCAATGCAGTTGCGTTGGCGCAGGACTCGGATGAAGTCCTCCTCTTGCCACGGATAATCAAATGACTCGGTTTCAATCTTGAGGATTGATTCAAGGTCACGTTTGATCGACCAGCGAATCTTCACCTCTTCTGCCTCTGCAAACTCCATCGCTCAACCTCCTTGGTCCGTTGCGTGTACCTCGTGCAAGTACGTGCTCGCTGGCTTGCCTGTGATCTCACACACGCGTCGCCCGATCTTGTAGAGCGTCTTGCATTCCCCGACCCTCTTTCGGGCCGTCTCACGGTGAGTTGGATTGCTCGTCACCGCGAACGCCAATTCATTCGCCGTCTGAGGAACGCCGACCGCCAAGGCTCGCTCACTGATTCGTTGACGCCAGCCTGCCAAACTCACAGCGTCAGGAATCGACATCGACGACGTTTCAGGGTCGGTGCTTCGAGCAAGCGACCTGCCGTCAGTGTCAAACATGGGTCGTTGGATTAGATCACTCACCTTTGTCCTCCGGTCTTGCCATTGGCAGCGACTCAATCCATTGGTTCAGTTCATGGCCTCGACAGACGAGCTTCTTTCCCACCTTGCGAGGCTTAACGATGCCGCTTTGCCGAGCTCGTTTTATTTCCCCTTGGCTGAATCCGATTTGCTTCAAGGCGTCCAGCGTGTAGGTCGTCCGGTCGTCGATAATGCCTTTCATTGGTGCCCCTCTCAGATTGAGCCTTCAGCGAGGCGACGCGAAAAGTCGTTTGACGGCTTGCGGCCCGCTGGTCGCTTTGGGAGTAGCTGGCCCATCTGGATCAGCTTCTTCTCAAGCTCGCCCTCTTCGTCTCTATGCCGATAGAACGCCGCCGAGCATGTGTCACATAAGCCCCGCTTCATCTTCGCGCCCTTTGGAACTGGCAACTCGCACCCAAGGCAAATTCGTTCGTCGTTCTGCTTTTGCATCCGTGACATTACTGACTCCGCGATCCTTATGCTCCTCCGGGAAGCGATCTCAACTGTGGTCTTCATGGTTCACCCGTAATCAATGGTTTCGAACTCCGTTCAGTGGCGATTCGCTCCATCGATGCGAGGATACTACCTATTAGCGGAACTAGTTGCAACCGTTTTCGATCCCATTCCCTACTCAGTGGCAACCTGTGTTGACGTAACCTTTTACGTGTCAACGACTTGCGTGACGTAATTTTGTTGCAAATAATTCAGAAATGGACACGGAAACAATAAAAGCGATCTCGCGGCTAACTGAGATTTCAGAAGAGTTGCTCACGATCGCGAAACAACTTGCTGCCGATTACATGCCCGTCTTTCCCGCTGAAGCTGCGGAAAAGGTAAAGAAACGCATATGCCTACAGCGTGGTGAGCACGTCCCGATTGGCAAAAAATACACCCGAGGGCTTTCTCAAAGTGCTTACACCGAAACGAATCGCCTTTTGAAATTGGGAACGCTCGACGAACGCGACCTAATCGAAAAAGGCCTCCTCGCTCCTCGTGACACACCTGGCAGGCCTAAAGGCAAATCCGCGTTAGATGGCCTGCTCGATAAGAAAGACGACGGCAAGGCAAGCAATTCAGCCGCCGCCACGGTCGAGGAGATGAAGCAGGCAACGCGCAAGCTCAGCAAACGCAAGACCACAAAGAAGTGACACGTTAGGTCACGCATTGGCCATTTTGCGGTCTTCCCTTAAATAGGCTTCGAGCACCTTGAACGACATTGCCGGTTGCATAAACTTATCCCCCGCACCAAAGGCAAAGTCGCCTGAACCCGGCCAGCGAATCCGTGAACTTCGCCGATCGCACATGAGGCGCGCACCCATGTTCGACGAGTGGCTAACGATTGGCCTATTTGATACCTGCGACGAAACAACGGAGCCTGTCGCAACCTTTGACCTTCTGCACGCAACTGACGACCTTCACGAGATAAGTGAGATTGTCAGACTCTATAACGATTGGGCTGCGGATCAGCCCGACGTGACGCTTGTTGCCGCTGCATACCCTGCGAAGGCGGTAAGCCATGCCGATTAAAGTCTACGTTCGGCAGGCAACCAGCGGACGTAATCACCAACTGTTCTACGTCGATCCCGGCACCGGAAAGCGACACCACAAGAGCGCAGGCACACGCGACACGCGAGCCGCCCAACGTGCCGCTGCCCGCTGGGAAGATGAGCTAAACAAGCTCGGCGGTTCCGGCGACCTCTCAATCGAGGAGTTTCGGCAGATCTTCGAAGACGAGAAGCTGATTGGGATTCGTGAGCGTTCGCAGCGAGCCTATACGTCTGCACTGAATAAACTCGAAAACTTCGGCGGTGCTCAATTACCAATCACCGAGATTGACGCAAAGCTCCTCAGCCGCCTACAAGCTCGCATGAAGGCCAGCGGATTGTCTGACGCCTCGATTGTCAGCTATATCCGACACATACGCTCAGCACTTAGCTGGGGCGTCACGATGGGATACCTCGCAAGGGTTCCCCGGGTAGTCCTGCCCAAGACACCACGCAAGCGACTCGCTCGAGGTCGCCCGCTGACATGGCAGGAAGTCGTGCGGATCATTCATGCGATAGATGTGCCTGAACGCGACACAGCGAGCTGGCGAATCCTGCTCCGTGGTCTTTACCTCTCAGGGCTAAGGCTTAGCGAGGCTTTGCAGCTTTCGTGGGATCAGCCCCCTGTGATGCTCGACCTCGATCACGGCACCTATCCGCGAATCATTTGGCAAAGCGATGGCCAGAAGTCGGGCCGCGATGAGGTAACGCCAGTCTCGCTAAAGTTCGTCTCGCTAGTCGAGGAACTACCGAAGACCGGCACTGTGCTTCGTCCAACGCTGTACGGTAGACCTGCGAGCCTCAACCGGTCGGTGCGTCTGATCTCCAAGTTCGGCAAAAGCGCCGGCGTGTATACCGTGGCAGGTCGAACAGCGACGGCTCACGACTTTCGCCGCAGCTTCGGGCAATACTGGGCAACCAAGCTCAAGCCGCTGCAACTTCAGAAGCTCATGAGGCATTCAACGCTCGACACGACGCTCAAATACTACGTCGATTTGCCGAGCGAGGACTTAGCCGCGGCGATGCAAAAATGACCTACTGCAGTGGTTAGTCATCAAGCCCGTCAAAAAGCGGCATATCCCGGTGCACTGGGTGAATAGAGTTTAGTTTTTGCTCGAAATCCTCCCAGCTGCTTGAGATCTTCATTAGCGTGACAACAGAACCAAGATGCTGAAGCAGCTTCGGATGCCCGATTTCGCTAGTTAAATGCTGGTGATGCTTGTTTTTTCTTCGACCACCATCGGACGGATTCTTCCTCTTTAGTTCCTTGAGAACTCCAGGAGCAAGACGCGAATAGACAACGTTGTTGGTGTGATGTCCAAAATACCTTGGCATCTTCATGTCCGGAGAAAACGCGACATTTTTCAATCGACACATCTCACGATAGTAGTCAAGCGGAAACGTCTTTACCCACTTCCGTAATTCCTCCGAGATAAACTTCTCGAGGATGACTGCAAGCGCTTGCCTGTCGCGGTCATCCTGATATCCAGTCGCTTCGTCAACCAGTGCTGCGATACCAACACGCGCTAGCCCGCGCATGATCAAGTCTGCTTGTACCGCGATATGTGCTTGTTGCGCCTTGAGCTTCTTTTCGTCTCTGGCGCGAAGCCAAACCTCCGCGATTCGCGGAATAAGTTCTGCGTCTACGCCATACCCAACGTGTCCTCTAGATCCCGATGAGGTAAAGAGAATTGGTGATTTAAGCGCCAATTCTAAGTCGTTGTCGATAAAGGGTTTAAGGTTGTTTGCTGACGCAAAAACAGGCATTCGAGCGCCACTAGAATCTTTTCGTTGCCAATTAGAGCCAGCCCGCTTCAGCCCGAAGCCCTTTGTCACCCCACGTTCTGAAAGCACTCGCTGTCCGTTGTCCAGAACCGCACAGCTGATTGGAACACCAGCGAATTCGATCTCACCTTCGTGTGTGGCTTCATGTACTTCAGCTGCAGAATTACCCCAACGGGCAGCTGCAGCCCGCTGAGCAATCTCACGTCGCTCTGCCACAGAAAGCTTCTTCGCTCTTGCGGCTCCCCCCAGCTTGCCAGCTTCCTTAGATCCAAATGCCATAGCTAATCTCCATAAAAGGTTTATGCTTAGCTGACAAGCATATCGCTGCTATGCTTAACTGGCAAGCAGTCAGTAAGAACCCAATGAGGATTCCTCCAAAATGACCTACTGCGCACCGGATCGCGCACTAACCGCGCGGCGAGTAGGAAAAAACCAACTCAAGCCGTCAATCTATACTTGGGTTTGGACGAGGTGCGAATGCGGTAGCGACCACTTAGGTTGACGTTGTTTCAGATGAGTTAGGTTATCTCGCACCATAAAAACAAGGGTTTGGTGCTTTACTGCACACTCGATCGCGCACCGACGTTGCATCTAGTACCGCCGAGCAGGATAGTACCTGCGATCTGGACCCTTCCAAGCAAAACAGATGTAAAGAAGAGCCCCAAAGAATCCAAGCAAGATCAGCACAAGAACCCAGAGCATCTTGTCGCTACCTTCTGACGGATGCCGAGTGATGCAATTCACGAACGCGACAACCCAGATTACGAGACAGAATACGAGAATTGCCATCACGGAAAGAAGGCAAGCAAGGCCGGGCAAGAGAGCTTGCGTCTCCGCACTTGTTGTGGTTTCCCGCACCTCCACATCTCGCGTCTGAAGTTCCGGCATTGCGGCGTCTTGGCTTAAAAGCAGAACGGCAGCTACGAGGCCCAAGAAGCAGATGCCCGCAAACACTGATACGAATATCGCAATTCCCATGCTCGTGCTGCTTGCACGGCGGCGCTGCATCGTCCGTCGCTTCCAATCGTCCATTTCTGCCCTTTCGTGTCCGAGTCGCGGCGATTTTATCCGCATCGGACAGGCAGAAGCAATCCTCAGAGAAGGCGCGGCAGCGTTAACGATAGGGTAAAGCCCGGTTGAGCTTCTCTTGCCTCTCGTCACACTTGCAGCCCTTTCGCTTCTTGATCCCAACCGCAGCGGCCAGCTTCGCTACTGTGTCACCTAGGCCGCGAGACTTGCCAGTATGATTAGGGCCGTCGATATTGTGGCCACCTTTGTCGATGTAGCCACACTTGCACCGCACTGGGTAAACACCGGATCGGATCTTGAACCCACAACGCCCACAAACCCAGTTCTCAAACTCTAGGTTGTCGCTCATGTTGTGCTCACACTCACTGTGGCCGATGTGAAATCAACCCAGTATTGAGAACTGCAATAGGGGCCTGCGGCTGTGCAAGCGGTTGGTGTGGATGTCAGGCTCAGGGATAGTGACGATAGAGAATCACAAGCAGTGGTTGTCGAACCCGAAAACACCCAGGTTTCTGTGCACACCACGCCGTTGACCTGTGATGAAGTCACAATCGTTACCGTGGACGTGGTGGTTCCGCCCGTTCTAGAAATGGCGTGTTGGATGGTCCCGTTGTTAAAACCTGAGTTGAGCAAGCAGCTACATGCTGAAGCAAACACGCGCGGAGCATAAATGCCACCTGTAGCCGATAGCGTGTTGGTATCCTCGCAGGGATCAAAAACATGGGTGGCGTTAAATAGGGACGCGTAATTGAGTGTCCCCGCACATGAGAACCCGGTCGGGTTGGTGCCTCCTGCAACAACTACAGTGGCTGTACTGCAACTACAAGTGTCGTCGGGGCCACAACAACACCTAGACCCACGCCGACCAAACATTACTCGCAATCCCCGCCGATGTACTCCCACTTGGCCGCTTCGATGTTGTAGCGAACCCAGCTTTCCTTGCCGCTGGTCACAGATTCAGCGTTATCGCCCCACTTCACTTCAGCAGTCACATTGACCGTGGTGTCTGTCTCGTCGGCGTAGACAGAGAATGTGCCTGAACTGCCAGCCGTGACCTCGGCATCTGGCTTAGCTCGTTGGATCAGATTGCAGGGGGCAATGACCGTCCAAGTCTTCGAGAGTGGGTGCTGAATCACTGGCAAACGGTGAGCACTGCTCGAGTAGTCATCCGTCCCGACTGCAAAAGCCCAACCGTGGTAATCATTGACCGTGACAGTGCCGCGAGTGTTCGACTCAAAGTTATGGTTATCAGAGTCGCTATCCGTACCGTTGAATTGAACGAGGTAGGCTTCGCAGCTTCCGCCTACTTCTAGCGTGGTCTTGGGAATAGCAAACGTGAGAAACCCTGCTTCCCGAGCTCGGCTTGTTAATGCAGACGGTGTTGCTACCTGTGCGGTGAGATAGTCCACTTGCTTTCGCATGTGGTAGAGCTGCCGGGTGAGCTCCCGGCTGGTGATCTTGTCAAACCCATAAACGTCAGTCATGGCTAAGCTGCCCTATAGCTGGCCGTGTATGGCGTAGATGGGTCATTAAACGTGGTGATAGTTACCACGTTCGGATCTAGCTCGAGCGTCAGGTTGTTCTGAGCATTCGCATTCAACGTGGTTACCGTTCTCGGTAAACCGCTCCTGCTCAAATCGACATTGCCTCCGTAAGCGTTGAGCGTAGTAATCGTTCCAACACTGTTGAGGTATGCCGTACCTGCGTAGGTGTTCAGTGTGGCGACTGTCCCACTGCCCTTGGTGGTCAACGTTCCGCCATAAACGGTTGTTGTCGTACTGGCGCATTGCTGCAGCGCGTTGCCGTCGTAGAGATTGAGAGTTGTTAGGGTGACGTTATCCCCAACCCAAATAGTGCCGCCCAGAATCCGCACGGTAGCGACGGTGGTGCTGTCTGCTGGTTGGGTTGCAATCCCAACGCTGCCGGCAAGCACACTCACAACATCAAGGTTGGTGCCGATGATGTTCACTGCACGTTGGCCGGTCGATGCAGATCCTGTACCCAACACCTCAACGTCTTGGTTGCTCGAACCAAAGTCAAACCACTGCTGGCCGCCACTTGTTTCGATGGTTGCCTTGCCTGACAGTGCAATTTGCAGCATTCCATCGGCGGCAGCAATGTCTTGGTCATAGCCACGCTCAACCGCCAATCCAGCAAGCGTAACTGCTGACTGATTTAAGCCGGCTGTAATCTTTTGACTTCCAGCAGGGATAACCACCTCGTCAGTGCTAACAGGAACTGAGTTTTCCGCCCAATTACCAGCAACTGACCAGTCATAGGGCGTGCTGTTATCACTACCTTCCCAGGTTCTAACCGCCATTCTTCACTCCTTGCTTAAGCGCCTAGGTCTGGCAGCTCTCCAAAGTCACCCTCAATGTCAACATCCTCCAAATACTTCTGGATGATGGTTGAAGGGTTTGTCGCTAGTAGAATTCCGCCCTTGCCGTCAAGTTTCACTGGTTGGGCAAGTGCGGCCCCTGTTTCGTCTCGAATCGTCTCTAGGTTGTCTGCAATCGCGTGGTCGTATGGCAGGCGTCCCGAGTCAGTTCCAAGCGTTTCTGGCTCTTCTCGATCGTTAGTAACTGCTGTCCCAATATCTGAAGCAAATAGGTAGTGCCCACGCGGATCGTAAACAAAGTCCAGCGTGAACATCACCCAACCTTGGTTCTCAGCATTGATCGGCTGGTGACTCACATCGTCAAGCAGAAGCGTGTGCTTGGGGAAGGTCTTCTTCCAAACGCTCGCAGGGGATTTGATCTCATAGGGCTCGCGGTTGATCTTTCCGACGAGCGCGGAGATATCGTCAAGCCAAGTGCCTGCGGACACCTTTACGTTAGACCTGAAGACGGTAAGCGTTCGGCTCCGCATCGGTTGGGGCTCAATGGGCTGCAACGCCGAATTCAACGGAACGCCTGTGTAGGCGGACAGTTTATCTCCAAGACGGTCAAAGATTCCCTCTCTGTAGCCATCGTTGTCTTGTATCCCCGTCGTGATCCACTTCGCTCGAGTCATCAACTCTGATTCGCGGGTGAATCTCAGTTCAAGACTGTCATACTCAAAGTCGCCTGGCGTCTGTGGCTGATCTGTTGAGCTAGGCCTATTCGGGTCGTCTGGCTCCGTCTCTTCTTGTTTCGTGCTGAACATGCACGTTACAAGCCACTGAGAACGGTTGTCCTTGCTCTGCAACTTTGGCCGAACTGACTCTAGCCGCGCTGCTGGGTTACTATCGTTTCCGAAGCTGTACGTTTTCCCGATCCTGAAAAATGGATCTCGACGCACAACGTCGGGGCCGTCGTTCCTGTCGGTTGTGCATTGATACAGAACCGTGTAGCTGAATTCCTCTTGATTGAACTCACCGTCGATGAATTCTCTTTCTTGGATATTGCTTACAGCCACGTTAGAACCCCGCTGCTAAACCGATTCGAGGCTTGTCGTTTGACTCGGCCCGCAGGCCCTGCTGCCGGATTCCTTCAAGAATCTCGTTTTGCTGTCGCATGAGCGAGTTGCTTGTAATCTGTTCTTCGTTTTGCTTCTTGCCGAGCCTGATGAGCGTTCCGCCACTGAAACCACCACTAGCGCCAATCTTCACTGTGTCGGTTACTGCCATCCCTTTGATAGTGCTACCGAGTCGATTCATGGCCCGCTCATCGGCGGTGATGGTGTGAAACCCACGCTTAGCCCAGTCATCAAGAATGGCAAACCCAGCGATTCCCATTCCGGCCCCGATTCCCGCCCCTGCTCCCGCTGCTGCGAGCGTGCCAGCACTCAAGCCAAGCCCGCCAAGGCCACTTAGCCCAAATCCTGCGCCCGCTCCTGCAAGTCGCCCACCGACACCAGCCCTTGCCCCTTTAGCCGCAAGCCCAACTTTCCCGCCTCCCTTGCCGGGGATGACGTTGGAAGCTGCCTGCGCAACTGCCAATGCTTTGTAGGCCTTCGTCAGGCTCTGAACGAGGTTAATCATCATTGAGATTGCGGGCGCAGCCACTGCTAGGCCAGTGCCGAACAGCCCTACTCCGACAACGACCTTTTGCAGCATCGGCCCCAGCGACGTGAACATATCGGCGAGTCTTGTGAGCCATGGCGTGACCACCTTCGCTATCTGTGTCCCTACAGCTCGCAGCGACTTCATAAGCCGATTCATTGCGTCAGTGAACTCAGCCGCTGCCTTTGCGTCTTCAGAAGTCAAGGTAATGCCAAGCTCTTTGGCCTCGTCGGTCAACTCCTTGATGCCATCGGAACCATTGGCAAGCAATGGCAACAGTTGCCGCCCTGATCTCCCGAAGATCTTCTGAGCAATCGCACCCCGCGTGCTCGCGTTTTCGAACTGTTGCAATGAATCCGCGATGGCCATAAGCTGCCGCTCAGGGCTCAGTCGTTCAATCTCCTCAAAGCTCAAGCCAAGCTGATCAAATGCGTCGGTAACTTCTGCCGACCCTCGACCAAAATCAAACACGGCACGCGATAGGCCAAAGAAACCCTTTTCGAGCGTCTCGATGTCTGCCCCGGATTGCTCGGCAGCAAACCCAAGCGCGGACAGTGATTCAACCGCAACGCCAGTTCGGGCACTCATCTTGTCGAGTTGATCACCTAGAGCAGCGAAATCCGTGATTAGCTTTTTAACGGCAACGATCGAGAATGCAGCCGCGATTCCTGAAGCAATCCCCTTAGCCATCGACGAAAACCGCGTGAGCGATCCTTCGGCTTGTTGCAGGCCTCGCTGCATACCGCCGGTCTTCGCCACAACATTAACTGCAAGCTCAGCTATTGTTGCCATATCTCGCCCCCGCTATCTGCTCGAACGCCTTAGCACTTTGCCGCTGCTTCTGCATCTCTTCGGGATCAATCGACAAGAAGGCGACCCATTCCATGAGCTGCGCCCCGTCGATCTCTTCCAACATCTCATCCACATTCACGCGCCCGAGCTCCTTAGCTAACCAGTAGGCCAACCACCGTAGCGGGCGCTTCTTCAGTTTTTTATCAGCTTCACCTGTGCTTGCTCGTCTAGCTTGCAATGCTCACGGCACTTAACCGCGAGTGGTAACAAGATCGCCAGTTCAAGCTCTTGAATCAGGGCAATACCTTCTGCATCGTCGCAGAAGGGGCCACCGTTCTCATCACACAAGCACAAGCTGACAATCTCAAAAGCGGCCTCAGCTTCATTGGGGTTGTTCTGGTGCTTACCAACAAACGCGACCAGCTCTTTGCCGTTCAATGAGCGGAGGTAGAAGGTTTCACCCTCAATCTCCACATTGGCAATCCGACGCTTTGCCAAGCTCTTTAGCTGCTCTTTAGTCGTCACCATCCGTGCTTAGCTCCTCTGGTGGCACTGCTACCGCTTTGGGTTTCCCCACCTCTTCGTTTACAAAGGCCTCAACTGCCCGAACAAAGACTTCTGGATAGTGCCTGGTAAGTGTTACTGGTCGCCCTGGTTCCTTGCCGCAATACCCGCACTGAATAAAGCGGCCTAGCTCCTCATCTTTCACATAGATGGTTTGAACATCATCAATGAGTGGAACCAACTTGCCATGCACCTCAACTCTCGCTGGGTGTGGCTTCAACTGAAACTGAAACATTAAGCACTGCCTGCCGTGTAGGTAGGTCCAGTCTTGCCATCCCATTTAACGGTTGCAGAGCCACGCATGATGGTTCCGTTTTCAACCGATGGGCCGCTGGACGAAATCAAAAACCCAGTACCAGCCAACGTTGCTGCTGTACCTTCACCCGATTTCAATGGGTAGGTGATCGTTATGGTTTCAGCCGCTGCGCTGATTGGTGGAAAATTGCTGAATGACTGGTCCCATTCAAACTCAAGCTCAAACTGGCCGGGCTCAATCAAGTCATCAGCGATGTAAGTCTTCTCACCAGTAATGCCAAGGTGGGTATCCTCGAGCGGTTCGCGGGTTTGCTCCGTTGCACCGATCAAGTACACGTTGGCTGAAAACGACGAGCTACCAAAGGCAATCGTCGAACTGTTCCCTGTATCTGCCATGGATCGAGCTCCTTATTTGACTCGCTTGCCTTTGTCGTCAATCAGTCCTTGGGACTGCTTCACCTTCGTTTCATTGATGATCTGTCGCAGAGTCTGGGTGTAGACCTGCCTGACCTCGTCTTCGCTATCGTCCGCCGCTGGTCGCAGGAATGGATCTGGCTCTAGTGGCGACTCGCCTTTACCAAACGTCATATGCCCAGGTGCACCGAACTCAATGAAGGCCCCGTAGAACTGCTTGCCTTGATAGAAACCGTCGCCAATCACGACCGAAGCGCCGACCTTGTATTTGGAACGCTTGATCGATCGAACTTTGATAGATTCCTCGAGGTCTCCTGTGTCGACAGGTGCATAGTCAATCGCTCGGCGATGCACGACCTTTGCGGCTTTGCGCGCCGCTCTACGCATTAGTTTTTTTTGCAGTATGGGATGGAATGCGCGAATTGCCGCTTGTGCTTCCTGCACACCTTTTAATGCGACTGAAAACTCAACGCCGTTACTGCTTACACCTCCAAAAACGGCATTGTTGCGATTTCGCGAACTAAACCTCGACCGTCTAGTGCTCCCATAGATTCGCTTCATTACTGACATCGAAGACAAACCCCCGCTATTTGCATTCCTGAATTCGCGCCGGCAACATCACTGCATATGCGGCGAAGCACTTCGCTGCACCTAAACGCTAGTAGCTTCTTGGTAGAAAACGATGTAATCCCGCGACCTAACGAAAACCTGTGTGTCTGAGCCTTTTGCTTTCTCGTAGCTAAACTTTCGGTAGCCGAATTCAGACGTTACGGAATTGACGTAGGTAGAACCCATCGTTCCGCGAAACATCTGAAGCGGAGCAAGCCGAACAGCTTCTGCGAGGGTGTACGCTTCCGCTGACGTCGAGCCGTGGCAATCAATCTGCACTCGATTGCGTGCCAAACCGCTGATTCCTCCGATATGCTCGGTGCTGACACCGTCGAAGGTCGTAATGACAATGAAGGGCGCATCACGGTTCTGCCTGGGTCGATCCTCAAAGATCCGTGCCGAGCTTCCTGAACCGACCAAATCAGTGATGGCTGACTTGGTAAGCAGGTAGGTTTTCAGTTCACTCTCAAGGCTTGGCATCTTGCGGCTACTCCCGCACCTCCGAGCAATCCACCTCGTGGAAACGCTCTACCCCGTCTTTGTCCAAAATGCTGACGATGTTAAGCCGCCGATCGCCGACATTGATTCTCATGTCGTGCCGCAAGCCTTCGACGTATCGCATCGTCACAACTTGCGTGACCTCTGCCGAAATTTGCCGCGCTCGAAACGTCTCAGCACCCCGCACGTCAAACACATTGCACGGCACGTTCTCGCGGAAGTGGTCGCTGTAGTCCGGCTGCTCATCACCGTCATTGCTTGCGTCACGAACAATCGTCGCGAACTTGCGAAACCGATGTCGTTTGCGAAACCGATTCACCGCGTCACTCCGTAGAATCCGTGGCTCGCGCCGCTCTGCGCCATCGAAAGCAAGCTCTTGGCTGCGGGTGCCATTGGCCCCACAAGTCCGTGGCCGTCAAAG